CTCCCACGTCGAATCGCGCTCGGTAAAGCTTGCGCCCATGCGCGCGGTGGGGGCCAACAACAAAGATCGAAGGTACGCCGTCGGTATCGACCCGTTGGCCGTCTGGTGTTACGAGGTAACCAAGGCGAATGTCCTGGTGCTTATTGGCGACTCGAATCTTGTAGCCATGTGCTTGATAGAAATCTAACGAGTCAAATGTAAAATCTTGCTGTTGGTCTGGAAGGATCGGAGCACCTTCCGCGTCGTTCCCGGGGGGTTCCCCCTGTTCTGTGGGCTCTGCTCCCGGCGCCACCGGTGGATTCTGCATGGCTTGTGCCTGAGCTTCCATGCTCATGAGTTGCATCTGGAACTCGGCGTCGGCCTTCGCCTGGAGCTGCTCACTGAAGCGCTCGTCAAGCGTTGTCTCGATGTTGAACTCGGTGCCGCCGAAGCGAGCGGCGCGTACTTCGAGGGGGTTCAACACGCCCAGGTTGATGTACTGAGAGTCGATCGAGGCTTGTTGCTGGCGTAGCTCAACTTTTTCCTTATTGGTCTCGGTGAAGACGCTGGGGAACTCAACGCCCCAGTTGGCCGGTGGGCGTCCTCGGGTGGGGCCTTCGCGAGAGGCCAGGATGTACTGGAACACCTCGGTCACCGCAGTGCGGCAGTAGACCTCCTGCCACTGCTCGACGATCGACGCCCAGACGCGCTCCTCGTAGCGCCCTTCTTTGCCCAGGCCGCCGGGGCTTTCGCCCATGAGGATCGAGGCCGGCCAACCGGTAGCGGCTTGGAGGTCGCTCACGAAGGGATCGGTCGCCGAGGCGATGTTGCTGAGTGCGCGGTTGAGAAAGCTCAGCTCCTCCTCGGTGTCGACGACCATGCCGCCGTAGACCGAGCGGCTGAGGTTGTTGGCCTCGAGGCGCTTGCGCAGATCGCTCTCGTTGCCGGAAGCGATGCGGTTGAAAAGGCCGGGGATCTTGTGGACAAAGAGATCGGAGTCGCTGGTCATGGACTCCAGGCCCGACATCGCGGTCTCGTAGCGCTTGTACGCCTCCCAGACGAGTTGGAGCACCGGAAGGCCCCACCCGGTGTTCCGCACTCGGACGTTCCAGGGCAGGTACAGCCCGTCGAAGCGCGCTACGCGGGATGAGTGTATGCGCACATTGACATATTGCCCTTGTTGCTCAGATGTGAGCCGCTGCGCGGTGGTGATCCGGTAGTGCGAGGGCTTGGTGTAGTCGGTGATCGAGAAGTCTTCCGGAATCAGCTCCCAGCGGGAGAGGGGCACATAGCCCCGGACAGCGCGTATCCGCGCGGGGTCGACGGGCTCCTCCGGAGGGAGACCGTCATCGATCAGAAGCACCAGACCGGCACCGCCGTAGAGGCGCTGAAGCTTGACGACCTCGGCAAAGGCGTGGTGGAACTGGGTGGCCTTGAGGTACTCCTCAAAGTCGGCGATCAGGTCGTTGGCGTTCTTCTGCTCGTCACCGCCAAGCTTGATCGTGGTCCTGTGGCGCAGGATTTCATCGGAAATGGCATCGACGTAGCGTCTGGGGATGCCGTGGACGTAGAGGGCTTCGAGTTCGCCCTCGCTGAGAATGGGTTTAGAGCCTACAGAAGTAGCAACTGTCTTGTCCTTGGTCGTTAGACCCATGCCGGACAGTACATTTACTAACGCACCATCATTCCGGAAATTATCAGCATTCATTTCCACGGTGGCCGTAGGGCTGATTGATATAGAAAGATTATCGCTGAGCGTCGACACTGCGAGAGAAACTTGTTAGTGAGCCTTTTTGTATAGACTAAAGTTATCGATGCTAGTTAGATACGTAAGGTAAACTTCTCAATGCTTCGCTTGGCCGACCTCGGTACGCTTGGTCAGCGGCCGGACGGCGCATGTTGGACCATCACATCGATGGGTCCCTCCTCTGCTCGAAACGCTTTGCGAAGTTGCGATTCCGCCAGGGCATCTTGAGCTCCTGGGATGGTTGCTGCGCGTACTGCGGAGCCCCAGCGGGCACGCTGGATCACATCAAGGCGAAACGTCGCGGCGGGCCCACAGTGCCGCGCAACTTGGTGGCGGCCTGCGCGACGTGCAACCGGGCGAAGGGTTCCGAGGAGTGGCTCGTGTGGTTCCGGGCGCAGTGCTTCTGGGAAGCGCACCGGGAAGACGCGATCTACGAGTGGATGGGGGCTGCGAGGATCGAACTCGCCTGAGGCCGATTATGAGTCGGCTGCTTTCACCAGATAGCTAAGCCCCCGGACTCGGGATGTCGTTGAGGATCGCGTAGTCCCCAACAATGCGCAAGGCAGCTTCGTTGTAGGCACGGGCGGCTTCGATTTCACAGGTGTAGACGCCAATCTGGTAGCGCACTCCCATGTGAGTGATAGCAGCTCGATAGGGATGCGTGGCAGTACCTTTGGTCACGCCGCGAAAGCGAGAGAAGGCGTCTTTGCGTAATGGACGGCGCGCTTGCGATAAGTAGAAGTCCTTATCGCTCATACGTTTGCGGTAATACGGCATACAATTAAATGTGAGCGAAGAATCCTGCAGTATTTGGAGTCTCTGGAATGGCGTGACAGGCGAACGCTAGAGCCATGACGCAATCGTCGTGTGCTCCAGATGCAGCTTCTCGTTGGCCGGATTCTTTCTGTTGGAAAGCGCGAAGCTCATTAGGAATGGCGCCCTCGGGGAAAATCAAGTCGTCGTGTTCCATCAGGAATAGGATGCGATCGGTAGCAACGATCTTGCTAGGGCGGCTGGTGTTGAAGGTTTCGATAGCATATTTGGGCAAAGCAGTGGAGAGCGCTTCTGCGATCACAGCGCCCATTGCTTGTTTCTCCACGATTACCCGCTCTGGAAGGTAATCCTCTATGAGGCTTTTCACATGGCGCAAGCTGTAATCGGTGCTCTTGCCGTTCTCGTGGTACATGCCAACGACCTCGTAGGGCGTTTCGGTGATGTCCAGCACGATCGCTGTGAAGTAATCGTTGCCACCGGCGTTGGGGTCGACACCGATCACGTAGGTGCGGCCGACGGAGCCACACTCACGCCAGTGGCCTCGGGTGGCGCGGCGCACCAGTTCCGATGGGAACACCTGGGTGTCGGTCGCGCCGAACGCCAGCTCGTATTCGGAGTCCCATGCGGCCTGGGTCATCCGGCGCGATTCGCGGGTCTTCCGGGCCCACTGGGGGTCGTGGCCATAGATCGGGTGCTGTGAGTAGTGGATCGCGACGCGGTTCCAGCTGTCGTTCACCAGGGCGAGGCGCGTGTTGAGCGCTTCGATCTCGCGGCGGCGGACGTAGTCGTACCAGTCCTCGGGGGTGCCTTGGTGCCAGAGCTGACCGAACCAATCGAGCTCGGTGTCGGGTGTCGAGGTGACGATCACCTTGGCCGCGTCGCCCACCATGGAGAGCGTGGGCATGGCGCCTCGGTAGATCTCGGCAGCGCCGTCGAGGAAGGCGCCTTCGTCCATGAAGAGGACGGAGCAGCTGGGGATACCGCGGGCGGCGCGAGGAGAAGCCGGGAGGAAGTACAACGTGCCACGCCCTTCGATGGCGATCTGCGTGTTGGAGTCCGTCAGGTAGCGGATCGCTTCGCCCTCGATGCTGTTCGCCATGGCGCGCACACGGCGGCCGAGCTCGGAGGCGTCCTGCTGCGTCTTGGAGAAAATCACCGCTGCGAAGCCGCGCTCGGTGAGCGCCCGGCAAAGCAGGTAGGAGCAGACCGTCTCCGAGGCGCCCATCTGGCGCGACTTGTTGATGATCGTGTTGGGGTGCTCGTTGATGGAGCGCACCAGCGCCTCTTGGTACTCGTAAGGGACAAAGGGGGCGACGGTGCCGCTCGTGCGGATCCAGGTGCGCTTGGCGAAGGCAGGCCAGTCCTCCACGCCGGGGAGCTTCGTCGGGGCGACGGCGGGGTCGAAGTTGGCGGAGCGCGCCTTGCGGCGGGCGAGCTCGAGGCGGAGCTTGTCGGCCCGGCGCTGCAGCTGCGCGAGGGAGGCGGTCATTCGTCCTCGGGGTCAGCGCTTCGCAGCAGCTCGGGGTACTCGTCCTCGGGGGATTCTTTGACCTCTTCGCTGGGGATCTGGAGAAGTCCGTACATCTGGTGCTCGAGGTCGGACACCGTGCGCTCGAGCATCTTGCGCTCCTGGTAGGCGGCGGCGCCGTTGAGCAAGGCGCGAGAGGCGGCGATACGGTCGGACGCCCTTGCGTTGGGGTCGTTCATGATCTCGGTCAGCGTGGAGATCGCCTCAGGCATGAGGGCGAGGCCACGCGACTCGCTGGTATCGATTAGTTCTTGCTGGAGAGTGTAAATAGCACGTTGAACAACGGGCTTTTTACGCCAGTTGTAGAGAGCGCGTTCGCTAATACCTAACGCTCGAGAGACTTCACGGCAGTTCTTTCCGCGGGCGAGAAGTTCTGCCGCCATGCGTTCTTGCTCACGGAGGCCGTCGATCGGCGATGGATTCGTCCTCGGCATGTGCGGATTTGTACTGCTTATGGCTGATACGTTCCGAGTCTAGGTAGGTTTGCGCATGGCGTATTCGAGCGCTGCGCAGAACTCATAAAGGGAGCGGTGGTCGTAGCGCAGCAGGTCTCGGGCAGCAGCAAGGCGAGCGGCGTCGGTGACGTCGTGGAGAACGGCACGGAGCCCGTGCTCGATGCAATCGTCCTCGGGATGGAGGGCGGCTGCGCGTTTGAATGTTGCTACTAAATGGGGCAGGGAATAGTGCTCGTTAAGCCGCATCGGACTGCGCCAGGGTTGTCACCACTGAAGCAACGATGGCTTCGAGATGCGGGCGTGGTACGCCGGAAACAACACGAGCGGCGTTCTCGACGGCCTGGGCGTAGGCGCGAGGTGTAGGGCGAGGCGCCGGAGCCTTACCTAGGGCTCGCTCGCGGATGAGTTGACCGCGGGGGATGAGGAGCGCTGCGGCTTCGGTGTCGAGGCGGAGGCGTTCTTCGGGGGTGAGGAAGACTTTGGTTTCGAGGCGCTTTGACGACATCGTTATGACGTTATGAGGGGTGTGAGAGGGCTGGGAAGGTGTCTACTGGGCTTCGAGCTCGGTGGCGATGGCGAGGAGACGCTGGCGGGTTAGCCGTCGCTCGTGTTGTCGAAAGTGCCCAAGGTCAGGCGCAATGGGAGGCAGATCCATTTCTGTCGGCACCACCTGATCTGCAACAGCCCGTAGAGCGGAGGCGACTGTGGGCGCATCAAGCTGCCATCCAAACTTGTGGACTTTTTCGTCAGAGTAAAGGGCAAGCACGGCAT